GAGGAGCGGGAGGCGGTTGAGACTGCGGCCCTGATCTACGAACAAGGCGCAAAGCAGATGGGCCACGTTGAGGATGGAAAACGGGCGGTTGCGTTGCGGGCCATGCTGGAACGATTGGTCTGAGAACGCACAGGATCAGCGGCAGCGATGAAAGGACTCACCATGCCTAAAGACGACGCAACGCTGTCCGCTGCATCCGTTGGTTCGCCGACGTTTCAGTTGAGGGTGCTTGATCTTTACTGCGGGGCTGGCATGGCTGCGGATGGATACGCTGCGGCTGGCTTTGCACCTACCGGCGTGGATATTTTCTTGCGGGCCTCATACCCATACGAGTTCGTGTGGGGCAGCGCATTGGCGATCTTGAAGAACAGGGATTTCGTGCAACAGTTCGACTTGATCCACGCCAGCCCGCCATGCCAAGCACACACACGGGCGAAACACTTGCGATCCGCGCAGGGAGGCAAAAGCCGCCACGGCGATTTCCTGACGCCGACGCTAACCCTTCTTCGCACCTACGACATCCCGTGGATCGTAGAGAACGTGCCGGGCTCGCCAGGGATGGAAGGTGCCGTAACGGAATGCGGATCGGCTTACGGGCTCAAGGTGCGAAGGCACCGGCTATTCCTCGCGTCGTTTCCGATTCAAGGATCGGAGTGCCGACACGCGGAGCAGGGCAAGCCCGTTGGCGTGTATCACATCATGGGAGACACCTGTAAGGGCGTATGCAAAAAGACGGGCAAGTTGGTGGTAGGCGGCAGCACGGCGAGGACAGAGGACGAGGCCCGCGAGGCTATGGGCGTGGACCGCGACCTGTCGTGGGACGAGCTCAAGGAAGGGTTTCCGCCGGCCTACACGGAACACCTCGGGAGACAGGCGGCGGCCTACATCGGAGCAGGCCGCAAGTAGTCGGCGAACTAGTGAATACGCGGACCCGTATATCTGCAATAACGCAGCGGCCCGCTTGTCGCCACTCGCGACATAAGCCGCGAACGTATACACAAAACTACTAATCTGCGACGTTTTGACATACGAATCGGGCCTACTGAACGCCCGTATCGGCTTGGGTAAAATGGCGGTAAGGAGACACCGCCATGCCAGCCTATCTCGACGACGCATTTTGGGATGAGGTCGATGACGAGATCGAGTGCGATGTCTTCATCGAGTTTCTCTAGCCGGTCGTGGTAGTAGACATTGGTACACTGGTGTTAGGGGCCGTTTTGCGGCTCTCAAGCACCGGAGCAACCGTGTGGCAACCAACGACGAGGTGATCGACGCGATCGCTGCGAATCTGACGCAGCCGCGACGTGCTCGTACCGACGCTGGTGAGGTGGAACAGCACGAACTCGACCGCCAGGTCGAGGCCGCGAAGTTCGTGTTGGGTTCGCGGGCCGCGAGCACGGCTTCGCCGTTCGCGTGCATCCGGTATGCCCAGTGCCAGTATCCGGGGGCCGGCTGAGAATGGGCCTATTCTCACGCATTCTTGGGCCATCACGGTCCACCATGCAGTCGACGATCGACGCCCAAAAGGCGGCGATCTCGACGATGGTGCGTGCCAAGTACGATTCCGCCCAAACGACCGACTTGAACCGCAACCACTGGTCGCGGGCCGACAACCTCTCGGCCGACGCCGGACTCCAGCCGCAGATCCGCCAGATCCTTCGCAATCGTGCCCGCTACGAGCTTCGAAATAACTCATACGCGGCCGGCATCGCGTCCACCTGGTCCAACGACCTCGTAGGCACCGGCCCGCGTCTCCAACTCGATCTCGGCCCCGACGTGTCCCCCGACGCGGTGCGGTCGGTTGAGACGGCATTCCTCGACTGGGCTGACCGGATCGACCTCGCCCGCAAGCTGCGGATCGCTAAGACCTCCAAGATTTCCGACGGCGAAGTATTCGGACTCAAGACGAACAACTCCAAACTCCGCGGCGTGCAACTGGACCTCAAACTCGTCGAGGCCGACCAAGTCATTTCGCCGGTCGGCTACCTGACCGAGAACGACGTTGACGGCGTGCGTTTCGACGAGGACGGCAACGTCACCGACTACTGGGTTGCGAGGTCTCACCCCGGATCGCTGCTGCCGGGATTCACGCTGGACGGCCAGTGGATCGACTCGGATTATGTCTGCCACTGGTATCACGCCACCCGACCAGGCCAGCACCGCGGTGTGCCGGAGATCGCCCCTTCGCTAGAGCTGTTCGCCCTTCTGCGGCGTTACACGCTCGCGGTGGTGACGGCGGCCGAGACGGCCGCCAGTTTCGCCGCGATCTTGAAAACGACCATGCCGGCCGACGGGTCCGGTGCCGCGAGTCTCTCCACCCTCGAGACGATGCCGATCGTCCGCGGGATGGCGATCGCCGCCCCCGACGGGTGGGAGCCGGTCCAGATGCGGGCCGAGCACCCGACCTCGTCGCACGACGCATTCGTGCGTCGGATGCTCAACGAGATCGCCCGGTCGCTGGATATGCCGTACATCGTCGCCGCGATGGATTCGTCTACCGCGAACTACTCGTCGATGCGTGGCGACTACCTCGTGTATCGCAAGCGGATCGCCGTCGAGCGGTCGGACATGGAACGGGTGTTCCTCGACCCGCTGCTCATGTCGTGGCTCGACGAGGCCGTGACCGCCGGCATCCTCCCGCGTGGTCTCCCGCCGTTCGCCACATGGAACTGGACGTGGACGTGGGACGGGTTTGAACACGTCGATCCACTCAAGGAAGCCGACGCCGACGCCGCAATGATCGGCAGCAACATGGCGAGTCTCGCCGAAGTCTGTGCCAAGCGTGGCCGCGACTGGCGGATCGTGCTGCGGCAGCGGGCGATTGAGAAGTCGATGGAGCGTGAGCTTGGCGTTGACGCCCAACCGGCGGCAATGGCCGCCGAGGACGACGAGGACGGCATCGAGGCCGCCGACGGCTACCGGCCCCCGCAAGCCGCTCGTGACGCGGCCCGTCGCGGTCTTGAGTTGCGACGCGAGTACGGGCGTGGCGGCACGGCGATCGGCGTGGCTCGTGCCCGTGACATTGCCAACGGCCGATCGCTGTCGCTCGACACGATCGGGCGGATGGTGAGTTACTTCGCACGCCACGAAGTTGATAAGCAAGGCCAAGGGTGGTCGGAGGGCGAGGACGGCTACCCGTCGGCCGGCAAGATTGCGTGGCTGTTGTGGGGCGGTGACGCCGGCCGTTCGTGGGCCGAAGGCGTCTACAAGCGAGAAACCGAGGACGCCAACTCATGAGCAATCGCATCGAACTGTCAGCGGCCCTCAACGTGCAAGCGGCCGACGAGGCCGCTGTGCCGACGTTTGAGTTGGTGGCCTACACCGGGGCGTCGATCCGCCAGGGCTGGTCGAGAAACCCGCTGGTGGTGGACCTCGCACACATGGACGCTTCGCGTCCGATCCCGATTCTCTACGCCCACGGCAAGGAGATGCCGCTGCTCGACAGCGTGATCGGCAAGAGTCTTGAAGCCACCAACGACGGCAACCAGCTCATGCTCCGCGGGGAACTGATCCGCGGCACGCCAGCGGCCGACAAGCTCATCGCTCTCGCGAAGGCCGGGGTGCCGCTGCAAGCGAGCATCGGTGCCGACGTGGGCTCAATCGAAAACATCGCCGCGGGAGCAAGCGTGGCCGTCAACGGTCGCGAGTTCCCTGGCCCAATCAGCGTTGCTCGTGGAGCGGTTCTCCGCGAGACGAGTGTGGTCCTGTTCGGTGCGGACTCTGCAACGTCCGCGGCTATCGCCGCCGAGGCGAATGAGGTTTCCACTATGAGCGAGCAGCTCAACGAGAAGCCCGTCGAGGCCGCCGTGCCAACGACGGAAGCCACGGCGATTGTCGCCGCGGACCAGAAGGTGATTGCCGGCAACGACGGTGCCAACACCGTTGACGCCGAGGCCGTCGCCAACATCGTGCTGGAACGGCTCCGTGCCGACCGGCTCGCCGAGGTGCGTGCCGAGCGGCCCAAGGCTCCGGCTGCCCACGTCGTGGACGCTTCGGCGGCTCATGACCCGCGGGTGATCGAAGCGGCTCTCTGCCTCAACGGCGGACTCGGCAACGTCGAGAAGGTCTTCGACCAGAAGACCCTCGAGGCGGCTGACCGTCGGCGTGGCAGCACGTCGCTGCAGGAGGTGCTCGTCGAGGCCGCCCGTGCCAACGGGTATCACGGCCCCGCCCGCGTCTCGGCTGGCAACGTGCGGGAGGTTCTTGCGAGTGGTTTCGCCACTCACTCGATCTCCAACGTGCTCGCCGCGACCTACGGCAAGTTCTTGCTCCAGGGCTACACCGCTGTCGAAGCGGCGTGGGACCAGATCGCGTCGATCCGCAGCGTCAGTGACTACAAGACGGTCACCGGCGTGCGGCTCAACGGCGGTTTCGATTTCGAGGACGTTGGACCTTCCGGCGAACTGAAGTCGGCCGACGCTTCGGACGAGACGCGGACGATCCGGGCCAAGCTGACCGGCCGTATGAGTTCGATCACGATGGTCGACATCGTGAACGACGACCTCGGTGCTCTGACCCAAGTGCCTGCCAGGTTGGGGAGAGGGGCCGCGGTCAAGCTCAACAAGGATTTCTGGACAGAGTTCCAGGCGTCCAACTCGTCGTTCTACCGGGCTGAGTCGGCCGCGGCCGGCAACGCCCTGCAGATTTCGTCCCTGCGGACGGCGGTGGCTTCCTACCGGAAGTTGACCGACCCCGACGGCAACCCGCTCGGCATCACGCCGCAGCTCCTGCTCGTCCCGCCGGAGCTGGAGATGACGGCCGAGGAGCTGATGGGCTCGTCGGTGCTCATCACCGGAGAGAACGCGACTCGCGGAAATGTGAACGTGTTCGCCGGTCGGTTCCGCGTGGTCTCCAGTGCGTACCTCACCAGCGGTACGACCTGGTGGCTCATGGCGAACCCGGCCGAACTGCCGGCGATGGAAGTCGCGTTCCTCAACGGCCAGCGGCTGCCGACGGTGCAGCAGGCCGAGGCGGACTTCAACATGCTCGGCATCCAGGTTCGCGGTCACTTCAGCTACGGCGTTGCCAAGGCCGAAGCCCGCGGTGCCTACCGGA